AAACGGACTCGTCCATGGGGATGGCTAGGAATTTACTGCGGCGCGGGGTGATGGTGGCACCGTAGATTTTTGCCGCGATGGCGGGATCGCCGATGGCGATGGTGGCGTTGCTGGTAGTGGCTCCGGTGTAGGAGGTGGCGCGTCGGATGCGCGCCCAGAAGTTTGTCTTCTTCCATCCGCGCTTGTTGGGCTTTTGGTTTTTGCGCAGGAAATGGCGATGCAGGGTTTGTTCATGGGTTTTTCCTAGCACTTGCATGAGGCCCTGGCGGCGGGGGCCGTCCACGGTGGAGGCGAGCCGGGCAAGTTCGGCTTGGGTCGCTTCGTCTGTGACTGTGATTTTTGATTTCAAAAGGTTTGGAGGTGGGAAGGTTTCGAGGATCGGTCGGATCAGACTGATCGGACTGATCTTTTATTTTGCTAGGTGAGTGAGGCTTTTAGACCTTGGATGACTACGCCGGGAAAGAGGGTTTTGAGGGTATCGATCATGCCGGGGTTGAGGCCTCGGATGCTTTGCTGGTTGGCGGCGTTGTAGCTGGGGTCGGCTGAGGGTTGCGGTGCGGGATCGTCTGCGGTGATGACGCCGAGGGCGATGGCTTCGCGGCGGCTAATGGCAGCGACGCCCATGCCGCTCCCGAAATTGAATGGGGGATAGGGGCGACCGAATCGGCTGATCGCTATCCAGATCGGTGCGTTGACCAGGGCGATCATGCGGCCGCCGTATAGGGTGCCGCCGTTGGCTGACCAAATGCTATTCCAGTCGCGGCGCTCTTCGCGGCCTTCGACGCGGATCAGCTCTTGGGCGGGGAATGCTTCGAGAAGCTCGGGAGTTTGCTGGGCTTTGTGCCTGCCAAACGAGGTGGCCTCCTCCATTTGGAAATCGTAGATTAACTCTAAGCGGCGGCGGCTAGTGATGTCGGTTAGGGCACCAGAGTCTCCGGGAGCGGCGCCGAGGTTTTTGCGCATGTCGGAGACGAAGCGAGACCGATCGGCAAAGGCGTCTGCCGGGTTGAGCGTGAGCGCCTCATCGAGGATGCCCTGCATGTCGGAGAGAGTGCGCATCTCGGTGATCGTCGAGGAGAAAAACGCGCGGTCCGTGATCTCGCTCGGCACCTCTGCCCACTGCGCTGAGTTCAAGGCCGAGGCAACCGGCGTCTTGGAGCCCAGGCGGTCGACGGCGTCGGCGAAGGGAGCTATGTTGGCGTTTAGTTTCATGGGTTAAAAACTGGTGGCAATTAACTCTGAGAATCTAGAAGAGGAGGCTTTGATTGAGGCGGTGGTTTGCAGGTGCTTTTTGATGTAGCCATGCAGCAGGTCGCGCGTCTCGGCAGAGTCGTTTAGCGTGAGTATCCAGTGGCCTTTGATCTTTTTTAGCGCGGCGATTAGGTCGCTGGCTTGTTCGATGGTCCAAGCGGTGTATCCGACTGACTTAGACTTGGGAGCAACGTAAGGCGGATCTAAAAAGAAGAGGGTCTCGGGCGAGTCGTAATTTTTTAGCATGCGCTCCCATGAGATGTTTTCGATCATTACTCGGTCGAGCCGCTGAGATGCGTTGAGTAAGGCTTGCTGCTTGTTTATTAGAGAGGTTGTAGCTCCCCCCTTCGATAAGATTGTAACGCCGTAAGAGTCATTATTGCCCCCGAAGCTAAGCGTATTAATAAAAATATAATCGGCGGCGCGTTGGACTTCAGTTCGGGTGCCTTTCTCGTCGCGGGCTTCGTAAAAATCAGCGCGAGAATTGATGCGGAAATCAAGCTCGGCGCAGACGGCATCGGCATGGTAGCGCACTTGCTTAAACGCGTTGGAAAGCTCGCCATCGAGATCGTTGTAGCACTCAACCTTGCTGCGCTCTTTGCCAAAGAGCACGGCTGCCCCGCCGCCGAATACTTCGCAGTAGAGCGTGTGCGGCTGCGAGGCAATCAGCGGGAGCAGGTGCTTGAGTAGGCGACTCTTGCCCCCGGCGCGGCTGATAAATGGTTTAGGTTTTGGCATGTGCTTTTTTTTTGATCGGACTGATCGGACAGATCAGTCGGATGTTTTTTGATTGGTTAGAGGCCGTTTAGGTCATCGTGACGGATTGGGTTTTCGCGCTTGGTTGCGACTTGGATGCGGCCGCTGGAGCCTTGGTCGGTGGGCGTGGTCTGGGGGTCGGTGGGCGCGGCGACGGTGTAATCACAGGCGGCGATCATCTTGAGGAGCTTGCGGGCGTTTTCGGCGGCGGCTTTTTGATCGTCGCTTAGTTTTAGTTTTAGCCTGGGCTGGGCGGCCTCTATAATTAGGGCGACGGCGTGGCGGCGTAACTCGGGCGGAATGGCGTTGGGTGTGATGCTGAGGATGTTGGTCGAGCAGCTGCGGATGTAATTGCGGACCTCGGCGGAGATGTCGGCGATGGCCTCAGTGACTGGATCGCTCTGACCGGCGGAGAGCGCGGCGGTGCGGAGGGCGTTGACTTGGGCGCCGACGAGATAGTCGGCGACGTCGTCTATGGTGAGTGTGATCCAGGCTGGCATGATATGTCGTTTGGGAGTGATCGGTCGGATTGGTCTGATCTGACCGATCTGTGAAAGTTTGAAAACAGTCGCGTGATTGGATCCGGAATGCGCGTCCCTCCGGGTTTATTATGGCTAGAATCTAGCTAGCAGACACGGTGTGCTTGCGGATGCCGAGCGTGCTGGTGATCTTGATCTTGCTCTTGTGAGCGAGGGTGATCTCGACCTTGCGGGCGAACTCCTGCCGGTAGACCATAACGCTTTGTCCACCTGTCAGCGCGAGGAAACGCTTGATGTTGGAGGGGTCGTCTTTGCTGACGCCGCTAGCGGCGTTATACATCAGCACCTTGCTGCCGAGGAATGTGGCGAGGCCACTGGATCCACGGTAGCGGCTCTCGCGGTAGGCGAGCGCGTTGACCATGAGGAAATCGGCCAACTCATCGGGCGTCATCTTGGCGCTGGCGTAACCGCCAGCGTTGTCTTGTGCCCGATAGGCTTTTTGGCGCAGTGCCCAGGCGGCAGACCCGTAGATGACATTCGTGGGGCGCACCCCGCTGGTATTTTCTGCGGTGAGTAGTGTGTCGGAGACAAACTGATCGGGATCAGTTGCAGTGGCATAGACCTTGGCCTCGTTGGTGGCAGCGGCATCGAGCAAGCCAAATGCGCGGCGGATTTCTGTGCGAAACAGTATGCGACGGAGGCGGTCGACGGCCTTCTCTTCGGCGTCGGGATCGGCTTCGATCTCGCGAGCATCGACCACGATGACTAAGCCCTTTTCGTCGAGTTGCTCATTGACCTCGTCTTGGCGTCCGGTGTCGAGGCGCCCGAAATCGCCGCCCATGGCGCGGATATCTTCATCGCCCTCGAGGCGTTGAAAATAGTCTGCGTGTTGAGCCGTCTTGTAATTAAATCGCTCAGGCACTGTGACGGCGGGCGAGAGAAACTCGAGCAGCTCTTGGAGGGGATCGCTATCCCAACCGCCGACCGCGTAGTTTGCGAGTGGCTCGCTGCTAAAGGCAGACTCGAAGCGGCTGGCGTTGGCCATCGCTGCGTAGACTTGCCCGATTTGCCCGTCGCCTGGACGGCACTCGGGAAGAATTAAATCTAGGTTATCTTTCATAATTTTTGGATCTTTGAATTTTTTTAATTGGTGAGTGGGAACGTAGCCGCCTCTTATTCAGAGACTACGGTTGCGATGGGGAAGCAGGGATCGACCTCGACCTCTTCGCCATCGGCTGCTGCGGTGAGCGCGGTGCCGATGAGGTAGTAGGTGCCGGAGGCGACTGGTAGGTCTTGGACTTGGCCAGCTGCTGCGGTAAATACGTCTTCGCCGATCACGATGTCGCCACTAGCTGTGAGGACTGCGGTATTGGGCGAGGTGCCGAGCAGTGCGACTGGGATCGTCGTATCGATCAGGGCGGTGTCTTCGATCCAGCCGATGGGCTTATCGCTTGCGCCGTTGATGAGCACCTCGTTTGACGCGGTGCCGGGTTTGACGAGCACGTGGGCGGCGGTAAACGCTGCCTCAGCGTAGCGAGTGATGCTTCCGGCATGGGAGCTGACTGTGCCAGCGACGACGTTGGCCATGATAGCCGTATGCCCGACGATGCCGCGAACGGTGTCGATCATAGTGAGCGCCACGAAGGCGAGGAGTTGGATGATTGGATTTTTTTTCATGATGATTTTCTTTGAGCGATTATTTATTTGTGATTGTGATTTGGTGTCTAAATTAGACAGGGCGATTTGGGTTACTTTTTGGCGGCGGCGTCGGCGCGCACCTGAGCTACTTGAGCCTCGATGGCTTGGGCGCGGTCGAGACCAGCGGCGATCTTGGCTTTGATTTCCTTGGCGTAGCGCGTTTGGAATGCGTTTGCGGCGTCGGCCAGTTGCACGCCGTTGCTGGCTGCGGGTGCAGCCTTGAGGGCGTCGAGCTCGGTTTTGAGAGCGGCGTTCTCAGCGATAAGAGCGTCGAGTTGATCTTGTTCTTTTTTGTTCATGATTTTTTTTTAGGTGATTGTTTGTTGGATTAGGATCGGTCGGATCGGACTGATCCGACCGATCAGGAATGCGGATCGACTACTCGGCAGACTCGCTCATCTGATTGAGCAGCTCTTGACCCTCGGCGGTTTTCTTAAACTTAAAATACGCCGTTGGATAATCGGCCTTGAGGTCGATCCCTTTGGCGTTTGCGAAGTCCTCTAACTTGCGGTTGAAGGTGTTGCGAGCGTTGGCCATGTCTTGCATCTCGCCTTTGCGCTTACCGACGCCGTCGACGACGCTGCCGGTGGGCAAGGCTGCTTCGGCCTTTTCGAGGTCGGCGATGGCGTTTGCCATATCAGCGGACTCGGTGAGCTGCGTGATGGTGGCGACGCGGTCGGCCTCGGGGAGGCGGCCTGCTTCGATGGCGTTTTCCACAACGAGGGTGGCGTGTGCCTGGCGCGCATTGGCGAGATCGGCGGTGAGTGCGGTGACGCGCTCTTGCTCAGTGGTGAGTGCGGCCTGTGCGGTAGTGAGGCTTTCGTTGGCCTGATCGGCGGTGCCGAAGGCAGCGGTCATCTTGGTGACTAGATCGTCGATGGATGGAGCGGCGGCTCCGTCTTCGCGCAGGCCGTCGATCTGCTCATCGGTATAGCCGAGCGCTCGCATGAGTGCGATTTGTAGATCGAAGTAGCCGTTAGCGGCATCGAGCTGAGCGCCGAGACGTGTCTCGATCTCAGTGGTTTCGGGAGCGCCCTCTGCCGAGTTCGCGAAAGCGGTGATTTGTGCTTCGGAGAAACCGAGGCGTTGCATTATCTTCTGGATCCAGTTCATATTTTCGTGGGTTGCGGTTTGATGAGGGCGGCTATTAGCAGCACAGCCCATGATGTTTGGCGTGGGCGTGAGCCCCGCGGAGATGAGTTTAAAGGGGCGCCATATGCGTTTACTGCCATCGCGGCCACTGAGCGCGGCCACCCAGCGGGGCGACCAGTAGAGTTTTTCTCCGGAGGCGAGGAGCTCGTTGCCCGCATCCTTCCAGTCGGGCTTGACGTAGATGCCATCGCTACGGGTCTCGATGGCGGTGATCTCTCCCTGGAGGGTAAAGTTGTCGTGGCCGTTGGCCGAAAATACGGGGTGATCGGGGTGGCCTTCGTAGATGGGGCGGTGCCCATTACTAAAAGCGCGCACGATGACGCTGTTGGCTAAATCGAAACGGCGCACGATGGCATCGCTGGCCTCGGCATCGACGACTTGGATATCGCCATCGCGGCCATAGGGGTGGCGACCGAAGGGTGTGAGGCGATAAAAACCGTCTTCGCCACGCGCACCGATCTCGATGGCATTCGCCAGGCATTCCACTTTTGCACCGAGTTGAGTCTCGTCTGTGCCGAGGGCTTCCCACTCGCTGATTTCGTCGATCTCCGGCACTTCGTTGGCAAAATCTGCCAGTGTCGTTGGCGTGTTAATCCGAGACCCTTTTGCAAATCGCCGCAAAGTTATTGCAAAATCGTTTACGCGAGAGATGCGGCTCAATACGTAATCCATAACGTCGCGGCCTTTGTAGGGCATTCTGTGGCTTTTAGTTTTCATGGCAGATTTGATTATTTAATTGAGTCCAAAGTAGTGGGAGCATCCTGCTCCCTAATTGTATCTGCCTGGGAGCTGGAAGCTCCGGCTACTACGGCGGTGCCGAGGGCGGCTTCGAGGAGTTGCGCGTAGGCGGATTGTGCGGGGTCGATCTCGCGCTCACGTAGGGCGGTGGCGAAGGCTTCGAGCGCGTCGACATACTCTTCGGGCGTGGGGGCTGCTTCGACGGCGGCGAGGAGTGGTTGTAGATCGGCAAAGTCTTCGGCGAGCGCTTGTGCGATCTGGGAGACTTCTTCATTGCTGGCGTTGGCCATGTCAGTGGCTGCGGGATTTTTAGGCGCGGGGTTTTTCTCGGGTGGGGTGAGCACGGCATCTTTAGTCCGCTCACCTGTGCCGACGATATTAAGCCTCTCACAATAATCGGCCTGATCGATGGGGACGCCGTAATCGGCGGCGGCGTGGAGTTTGTCCTGCTCAGCCTTTTCATCTTGGCGGTCCGGGGCGGTGAGCTTAAATGAGCATAGCGGTTTTACCTCGTTGCCAAATTTCCAGCGCAAAGCGGGCAGGCTCAGGGCGTGCTCGAGGGTCTCATTGATCATCTCGATATCGTCCTCGACCAGGATGTCACTCTCATCCTGTTGCAGGCTGGCACCCATCCCATCCTTACTACTCATCGTCGAGAGGTCGGCACCGCGCCAAAGCATGGCGAGGGCGCGATCCATGCGCTCGACGAGTTGGGGCATCGGTAGCTCGCCACTAACAGTCATGTCGTGGATGCTTATCTCAGAGCCTCGGCTGTGCTGCATGGCAAACTCTTGCGCGATGCTTTTGAGGGCCTCGATGCCGTCATCCCACTCTTTAGAGCCATAGGCTGCATCGGTGGCGTTAGCGACAAACGGCATCCCGCACCGCCCGGAATATACGAGCCAGTCCTTGAGAGGTAAATGTTTAAACATATAGGCGACGAGCGACGCCACCATTAGGCCGTCGCCACAAGTGACCATCCAGCGGAGTGGCTCCAGCTCGACGCCATGCAGCTGGCCCGCCGACTGTAAAAAGCGTAGCTCGCCATCGGTGGCCTCGAAAAACCAGAGCGGAGTAAATGTGAGCGATGCGGTCAGTGAGCCATCGCGGCCAGGCAACCAGCTGATATTATGCACCGCATACTCTTTGCCGATGGCATCGGCCATCTGGTAGATCATTTTGCGCACGCCGCCGCGCACGTTGCGTTTGAGCGCGTGAGTAGTCGTCAGCCGATTGTAAAAATCCTCTAAGAATTCCTTTTGCGCTTCTAGCTGAGCAGCCGTGCCGAGATTTTCCCACGACTCATAAGCTACGATGTCATACTCCTGGCGACTTAGACCTTTTTTTCGTTTGGGCGCGACAGTCTGGAGCATGTCGTCGGTGCGCTCGACCTTATCCATCATCCACGCAGCATCGCGCAGGATACCACGGTCGAACTGCTCAAGCATCGTGACTATACGTTGCGGCGTGAGGTTCTTGATCGGGCTAAACCGCGATTGGATCTCGTAGCGCACACGTGCAGCGGTCACTGCCGGGGCTTGGTCTTTAGGTAATTGAGTCATGGGGTGCTAAAAGTTGCGGCGTGAGGAGGCACCGGCTGTGCCAGTGCCGGAAAAGTGAGTGGGGCCGCCGGAGGTCTTGCCTGCGTGCATCATCAGGGCCAGCGCCCAGAATCTGTCGGCGTGTGAGTCGCCCTCATTGTCTTCGTCTTCGGCGACGTAGCGGACTTTGTCGCCCACGGTCTCCTTTTTGATCATGCGTAGATCGGTCTCGAAGAGGTCATCATCCGGCACGCGGATCGAGCGATCCTCGAAGGCGGTGCGCACGGGCGGTGCGAGCATTTGCTTATTACCAGGCGTAAAGGTCACGCCTTCGACGCGCCAATCGCCAAACTTCTCGGCGGCGCGCTCGGCAAACTGCATCCCGATCCCCGTCTCGTCCACGCAACTGCGGGACATAGAGGGCATCAGCGGGTAAAGGATCGCCTCCTGGCGCGAGAAGGCGCAGCGGTCGAACTCGATCACGCAGCGCACGAAGAGCATGCCGTCGCGCTTCTCACCGATCACATCGACCGAGAGGTCATGGCGCCGGGCTACGTC